ATAGCGGCTAACTCTCGAGCTGTTTTCAACATCACGTTTACAGCAGATCGAATAGCCTGATCAGTTCTTTTTGTTGCTTCTGATAAGAGCATAATGCCAGTATCTCGTACTTTATAAGCACGAGCCTGGACGCTCTCGTCATAATTCAACTCAATTCGCTTCTCAATAGTATCCAAAGCAGCAATCTCAGCAATCCATTCCTTAGTCACATTCTCAAATCCTTTGAAGTTCAAAAGGGTGCGTTCAGCATCCTTGGCTCCAAACCATTCAATAATGTTAGCAGCATGTTTCCGACAAAACTCGAAAATGTACGTCCAGGATTGCATACATTTCATTATACTAAAACTAACATTTGAAAAAGACATAAATGTTTTCACAGCTTCAACAGAAGGGGTGAATCCAAGACAAGTTGCAAACAACTTGACTATACATTCAGCATCAGTCACTATTCCAGCTTGTCCCACAACACCGGGGCTATCACCATCGTGCTTAATTAATTGTAGCGCACGAGAGGCTTCTTCCTCGACAAATTGGGCATCCAGTATATCATTAACTTTCTCAACAATAACGTCAATACTAGTATCTTTCGTCATTGTCAAAACAATTACAACTCCAGCTAGTGCAGTCATCTTCGTCTTGGTTCCAAACAAAGGCAAATCAGCAAGTTTAAAAATTAGAAAAACTCCAATTAACACAGCTAATAGTCCAAAAACTTTCCAATACTTTTTCACAAAAGCAAGGATTGTTTTCATCCAGTTCCGAGTATCAGCCAATATAGCATCAACCACTTTGGCAAACGAATCTGCCAAAACAGGGGGAATTAGGTCGTAAGTAAATCTAAACATGTTGAGCTCAAACAAGGCCTGAGCCTCAACATTAGCAGAATCATCATCAGTTCCATGGAGGTAAGCGGAGAGATCGGAAATTAAATTTCCTTTCCCATCCACCCATTCTCCTGTATTAGTCATAATAGGGGGTTTGATCGCTTTGGAGGTTATTCTTGAGAGTTCTTTAATCATGGAAAATATTCCATCATTGAGTTCTCCCTTGAGTCCATCCAGAGTCGCACGGGCTTCTTTAAGCAAAACATTACACTTTACAGTGTCAAGCAGCATCGCGGAATCCGACTTTCTCATATGAATTGCTTCACATTGCTTCTTATATTCTCTCCACACTTTAGCTCGTAAGCCAACGTGTTTCGAAAAAGCAGTTGAATCAGGTCCATGTGAGACAGTTTCCAAAACAGTTCGTCCATCCATTTGGATATTATTAGCAGCATTAATATCACACTCAGATTGTGCTAGAGGTACTCTATAAAAAGAGCGAAATCCAGCAGCTTCCTTGTGATTCCAAAAATGCGTCAATGCATCCAAATCAGTTCGCAAATGTATACCACATCGGTAACATTTGTTATTCCTAGCAGGGTCATTAATCCGCATGTGAATTAAACGATGTTGATCCACAGTAAAATGTGAATTCTTCACAAAGCAATGAGGGCAATATTCATCACGTCGATGAAGAGAATAATTAATCTCTCGGTCTCTCACAGTAAAATACTGTTGGGTTTCAGAAGACAATCGATAATCATACGTAGGAAGCAAGAAACCATAAGCTTCTCGCGCTACGTGTTTAGTCAACAATGTATGGTAAAGGGCATGTTCTCTTGAATCTCTGAATGATCCGACGAAAGCGGAGCATCCTAAACAACGATGGTTCGTAGGGTATTTATCATATGAAGCTAGGGAAGCTTCGTAAACGTCAGTCAAATTCTCCAGAGTAGGAGAACCTGAAGTTCTAACAAATCTAAGAAATCCAAAATATTCAAACACATTTCGGGCAGATCGCAATTCATCATTTTTAAATTGGGAAATTGTAAATTGAGCAACAGAGCGAGCACTTCTATCAAAAGAAAATTGGGTTATCTTTGAAGTTGTGGCCATGGTTGGAAATGGGAAAAACGGGTTGGGTTTTTGGGTAAGCGATAACGTTCACTCACCACTAACGGGCTCATATTAACTAGTTGAACCATCACCGGGTCTTTATGAATTAAATTCATCTAAGGCGACCAACCGTCGAATCCAATCAGCGTCAAATCCAAAGGTATGAGGGGCATCATATGGTCAAATAAGAATAGGGTATTGTACATTGAACATAACAGATATAGAGGTTCCAGCATCAATTCGCAAAATAACGGACCTGCCGACTAAGGCTAAACAACATTCTTGAAGGGGTCGTCTTGAGGTCAGATAGGCAGAAACATAAATCTTAGTTCAATAACTCATCTAAACAAAATCGCATACAAAGTTTCGTTGGCTTCTACACCAACAGGCAGCGCGTCATCTCATAAATGAAACGCAACCAAGATATTAAAAGATCTCTTTCTCTCTCATAGAAGGGGGGCTGTTGGCCAATGATAGCAGCCAACGTTCTCCAATCACAGACATTACTAACCATGCACCGATTAGCTGTTCATCAATAGCATACTCATCGCGCTCTATTGATATAGCATCTAATTAAAGACACAGTAAATCTAACATTAAGAGAGAGTCAAAGATTATTTATACTCGCAGAGTACGAGTCTTCGCGATCAATTTCTCAATCGCGGAATCGTTTGGTTTCAGAATGTTACCATTCTTAGACAAACGAGCTCGAAATCCCGACGATGGCAATGTTACTTGCACCGCCGCAATCGGAGGGGGGGCAGTTGGATAATATAAACAAAAGTCATCACCAGCAGCAATATATACATCAAGCTTGACACGTTGAGCAACTTGAGAAGTCACATCAACGCGGATAGATCCATTCATTAGCTTTCCTAATTGCATGTCCTGACCAAAACTTGAAATTATCAAGGGAAGACCAGAACGTCTCAATCCGTTGTAATCAGTATAACATAATGGATTACGTTGGGCCCATGGCACTATCACTTCAATTGCTTGTTGTGATTGAGTGTTCATGAGTTGCCAAGCAAGTCCATCACCAGGCGAAACAGAATTAACAGTAACTTCAGCACCAGCTGTGGCATTAAGATAAAATTGATTGGGAAAGTGTTCCACACTAAGAACGCAAGGATATTGAGAGTCAATAACAAATACATAACGTAATTTTCCACTCCATGCAGCATACATAGATGAAAAATAAGACAAATGGGTAACGGGGGCATTAGCAAGAGTCGTAGAATTAAAATACATATGGGCAACTACGGGGCTAACAGGTATATCAATAGACATAGTGGATAATTGTGGATTGGTGGTGGGGAAAATACCAGTATTAGTGGTCAAAAATTGAGTTCGTCGTAACAAATCCTTAAT